TGACTCTTGCACTTTACGACCTAGTGTGTTGAAATAATTCACAAGAATTTTTTCACCAATTCTACCTAAAATATCAATTCTCTGTTCAGTCTTCATTTGAACTCCACATTTGCCATAATTTCTGTGAGACAAGCAACAAGGTTGATTTCATGATCAGCAACGAATGCTTGCTTGTACTGATAGTCAGCAAGAATTATTACTGCTTGTGGTATACTCTGAGGCTTTGCAATATCATACAAAGCATCATAGAGTTTGCGAAAGAATGTCGTGTTATCAATGTCTGTACTTGCTGCCCATTTACGGACGGACGTAAAGTCTTTTTCTTTCAGATGTTTGATGATCTGTGTGATAGAGATATCACCAATCTGAGAGAGAATGCCTACATCAATCTTGCCGAGTTTGGAATAGCGTTGTAGTTCATTAATAACACGACGAAAATCTGGAAAGTGTTTCTTGACTACTTCAACAATTACCTTTTCGTCAAATTCAACTTTCTCTGTGTCGAGTATGTGTGTGATGCGTTTGAAGAAAGCAGCAGCCATCTTTTGCTTTTCACCATTCTTCAAATTAAACTCAATGACCGCACAACGACTGTGTATTGGGTCAATGATTTTGTTTTTGTAATTACATGTGAAAATGAAAGAACAGTTTGCAGCAAACTCTTCAATTGCATTACGCAGAATTGCTTGTGCGTTTGGTGTTAGATAATCTGCTTCATCTAGAATGATGACCTTGCGGCCGCCAGAGAGTGAGACAGATGATGCATAGTTTTTGATTTTGACACGAATTGTATCGACGCCGTTCTCATCAGAACCATTGATTACCATGTAGTCGCAACCGATTTCGTTGCACATGGCTTTGGCGATTGTAGTCTTGCCCACGCCCGCCCCACCAGCCAGAAGAAGATTTGGCATCTCCTTCTGGTTCACGTATTGTTGAAACACTGCTTTCAAACGTTCTGGTAGAATACAATCTTCCACTGTTCGTGGTCGATACTTTTCTGTCCACAGAATGTGATCCATGGTAACCTTTCACAAAAATCATAATGAAGTAATATTATATCAGTCAGCGTTCAATCTTGCAAGCACTTCAAGATATGGCTCTTTAACTTGCCAATCAACGTTATTCACTCCGTAAACAACAGTTCTTGGCTGCAATTGTGCATTTGTATCTGGCTGAATCAACTCAAATACAGAAGCAACAATATCACGATTGATAGCGATTGAATCGCCGTCATGATTCAATGATGCATTTGTAAAAACAACGAACTTACCCATGATTAACCTTTCTCATATTTTGAACCAGCTTCAGTTGCAATCCAATACTGAATGTTCATTGATTTGTGTTTAAAGTGTGCAATGCCTTTTGATGAGATAGTCACTGAGTATCCACCAGCAAGCATCTTCATGTTCTCTGTTTTAAACAGCATTTTATATTTGTCACCATTGCTCTTTGAGACTTCCAAAGATTCTGTGTGTGCCGCATCATTCTGCATATCAAACGCAGTGATAAAAACTTTACTTCCATCTGATTCAACAGAGATGTGTGGTGAAGAGAGAACGTTAGCTGCACGAAGAATCCAATCAAAGTCTTCTGCACTCAGATCGAATTTGATTTCTGGATTGTTGAGTTCTAGATTCTTATCTGGTGCAGCAACAATCATACTAGGCGCACAGAAACGATACTTGATTTTACTGCGACCTTGAAGACCAGAGATGAGAACATTTGCTTCATCAAAATCGATGACTGGTTCTTCTTTATGTAGGGAAAGAACAGACAAAAAGTTGTTCAGGTCATACACACCAAACTCTTTTGGAATCTCTTCAGAGACAACAGCCTCAGCAAGAATATTCTTATGTGTAGAAATGGTGCGGATTGTTTTGCCTGGTTTGAAAACGATGCCTTGATTGATGCTGGCAAAGTTTTTCAATACAGACAGAGTTTCATTTGATAATTTCATAATTTATTTCCTCGTCAAGTCATGGTTGTGTAAAGCCATTATAGCATAGTGTACAACTTTCATCAAGTCATCACGATTATAACCATTCTTTTTGCCGTAACGCTGTGCGTATTTGATGATGTTACCAATAAAGAATCCTTCGCCGTGCCCACAGTCGATAATGAATTCTGAAGTTTGGAATTTGTTTAGTGAGTAGTGTTGACCGTATGTCTTATCGACATACTCTTTTATATCTTTAAGAATACGGTCTTCACTATATTTGTAATCGATCACAGTCTACCGGTATACTGTGCAACAGCGGGCATGTTGCCAGTAAATGCGTATGTACCGATATGTTGAGTTCTCATCCAAGGACATAACCAAATCTTTCCACCCATCTTACGCCACATCTGACAGAACATATAGTCTTCTGATAAGTAACGATCAGAACCACCACCAACACACGAATCCTTGGTGTCAATTACTGTATCAAAGTATGCGTGAATGTAACGTGAGCCATCAAAGTGTGCTTGACCAACATGATCAGGCTTATAACGAATGAAAGGATATTCTTCTTTCATCTTATCAAAGACCTGACGCTTGATCATCATGTGACCTGTGCCAATTTCCATTACTTCTAATGGCTCAGATACTTGGAATTGTTGTGTGCCTTTTACTACGTTGAATACGTATTCACCCACAAGATTCTCAAGTTCTTTTGGATTAAGGTCTGGATGACGACGAGCAGTTTCAGCAATGTTACCCCAGTTGATTGACTTCTTGGGATAAGGACCACCGATAACATCTTTGTCTAATGCCATCAGTGCCACGATATCATTCGGATCAAAGTGAATGTCCGAATCGATAAACATCATGTGTGTAAAATCTGTGCGTAGGAACTCATCTACCAAATAGTTTCTTGCTCTTGTGATGAGTGATTCATTGAAGAGAAAAGAAAACTTTGTTTCAATGCCATAACGAATCATGATAGTTTGCAAGTCAAGGCAAGACTTCATATACAAACCGTGATTCATGCCACCATACATTGGTGTAGCCACGAACAGTTTATTCTTTCTCAATTCTTCAAGGTTAACTTGTAGTTGCATAATTTATCCATAAAAAAAGAGTGAGAACACATAATATATATGCTCTCACTCCACCAGTTTCTAGCCTAATTTAGGCAAACGCTTGACCACCAAGAATGGCATGTGCCATAGCAACCATCTCACGTGTTGGCTTACCCAAACGATAGAAAGTGATTGTCTTTCCGTTGCTGAGTTTTTTCTTGTTGGTGTAGATGCAGTGACCTTCTGCACGTAGTTCTTCAATGCGGGCACCAACATTGCTGATACCAAAACGTGCTTGAGCCTGAGCAACAGTCAAAGTGTTGTATGGGCCTTCTTTAGAAAGATAGTTTAGGATTTTATCTTTAGCAGACATTCAATTTACTCCATAAAATTAGTCGCACAAAAAGGTAAAAAGTAGAGGCGACTTTTCTCTACATACTTAATATTATATAAAAAAAGAGAGAGTGTGTCAACACTCTCTCTGGCAAAAGTGAAAGATTACCTTAGAACGGTTGTTCTTCAGAAGCAGTTACCAATACTTCTTCAGTGACCGCTGATGCGGCGTTCAAATCGATACCTGCATCAATCTTAGTGTATAGATCAAGGAAGGTAATCTTAGTATCAGCATCAAAACGATTCAAGCAATATTCAATCGCCTTTTTCTTATCGCCATAGATACCGAAAGTTTTGACAATGTGAACCAGACGGCGGGTAGAAATAACTTCATCGCAACCACCTTCAGCAAACGTATTGCGAATTGTATTTGCCCAAGTGATTAGATTTTTGGCAAACACTTCATCAGCACGACCGACCGAATCAAGTTCTTTGTTGACAATTTTTTCTTCGACCTTAGCAGGCGGCCATTCTTGTTCCATTGTGTTAGGGAAACGCTCAAGAAACGCCTCATTCAACACATTGGTAAACATATAACGACCATCTTCAGAGCCTTTACCTTTTGTGTTAGCAGTAGCGAACACGGTAAAGCCTGGTGCAGGTGTAACCAACTCATTCTTTTTCTTTAGCAAGAATGGTTTACCCTCAAGCACCCGTTGCAAGCACGACAAGTTTTGTGCGCCGTAATCAATCTCATCAATACAGAGTACAGCACCTTGGCGGGCAGCAACAGTCACAGGACCATCACGCCATTCCATCTGACCGTTGATTAGAACATAGTTACCAAGCAAATCAGATTCATCAGAATCAGGTGTCATTGATACGCAAACGAATTTACGTTTTGCTTTAGCACAGGCTTGTTCAATACTCATGGTCTTACCGTTACCAGACTGACCAGTAATGAACACAGGGAAGAACTGTTTTGATTTCACAATTGACAACACATCATCAAAGTTGCCAAAAGGTACATAGTTGTCATATTGAGAAGGAATCAGATTCTCAATCTCAAGATCAGTTGTCACATTAGCAATGCGATTACCCGATGAAACTTCAGCCTTAGTCATGGGTATAACCTGTGCTGAGAGTTCAATAGAGACCGCTGAGGCGGGTGTATCTACACCCGACGGGACTTTATACAAGCCACGACTAATCTTGTTTGATTCATCTTTGATGAACCATTGTGGAGTTGATATGCCTAGCTTTTTTGCAACACTGCGTACCTCTGTACGGGTCAGTGTAGATTTGTTTGTTGCAATAAGTGCATCAATAAAAGCCTGGCGCTTGTCAGAACGACTAGTCATAATATAAACTCCATCACAGTAGGAAACATCATTATAAAAGAATACCGCCACTTTGTCAAGTAGCGGTATGTTATCAAACTGCTATCATACCGATAAAACGTGATACCAAAACACGATTGACTTGACGATTCTTGGTAAACTTACTGAACGCCTTAGTCAAGGTTGTCGTGGTAACTTTTGCTGGTGCTTCAAAGTCTTCATCATCAACACTCAAATCAGAACCACCCGGCAAAATAAAAAACGATTCGTAACCAGCATTCTTAGATTCAAGAAACTTTTCTTTGCGAACTATACGAATATACTTAGAATATGCTTCTTTTATTTGCAAGTAATTTTCACGTGGATTCTTACGCAACTGATCAATTTCATCATTGAACAAACGACGGCGTACAGCACCCTTCAATGCTTGACCTGATGCCAAATAAAAACCAATGATTTTCGCACCAGTTGTTTTTGTCAACCAATTGGCAATAGCAATACGAACACTGTCATCACCTTCACCCACCTCTTGTTGAATCTTGTTTTTCTTATCGCACAGAAAAACGTTTTGATAATTAGAGTTGAAAAAGTTACGTGAGCCAGTACCAACATTGTTGGCCGTGTGATACGAATTAATATCATCAGCATCACCATCTTGTACAACACACAGATTCACAATGTCAAGATTGTTGGTGGTACGAAACTCATTGATGATTGGTTGACAAGCAATCAATGCCTCAGTCATTGGCGTGTTCGACAATGAATCTGAAGGTGGACGATAGAATTCAGTACGGCTACCATAACGACTATACCATGCATTCATAAGACACAGAATGTTCTTTGTTGCCTTAGAAAACTCTGAGTTGGTCATCTTTGAGTTAATTAACTCACGCAGATACACCGACGACAACCACATTTCATTGTTGTTTTCTGAGAAACAATCGTATGATTTGCTTGGATATGCAGATGCTTCACCGGGATAATCAATACCATCACGAACATGATCGGCATTACCAAAACCATATGCAGTGAACGGTATGTTTACCTTACGGCAAAACATAGCCAGAATCAAAATCTGTTCATATGATGCCGACAGATTATCTGACATTGAACCAGACTTATCAAGCAACAGAACAAGACCATGCGATTTGCCTTTTGGCACACGCATTACTTTTTTGAAAATGTTATCATCAATCTGATACTTGAACACACGGCTAACATCAATGTCACCAGTTGATGATACTTTGGCTTTTGAAAACTTATCAGCAGCCTTACGCATTTCAAACTCTTTTGCTAACAGTGAAATGAATCGTTCGTTCTTACGACGGAATTCATTGTACAGATTGTTGGCAATCGTTTCGTATGATTCTGGTCGCTGTTTTGAAAACTCTTCAGTCAAAATCTCTTGTACACGTTTTGCGGGTGTAACAATTTTCTTCAGATTAGGTTTTGGTATATCAATGTAGCGATACTCACGTGCATGTTTAGCAATGAGTTTGCCTTCATTTTGACGGAAGTTTTCATCAGTTTCGCACCGTGGTTCAGGAGTTTGATCCTGATTTACACTTTGCGATTCTTTGTTACGAACTATTTCGTTTTTATCTTCACCGTCAATGTCGCTTTCTTCATCAGACTGTTCGCCAGCATTTGAGGATGATTCTGTTTCTTGATCACCATCTTCACCTTTGGCTTGTTTCTTAGATTTTTGTTCACCTTGACCATCAGTCTCAGCATCACCTTCACCAGAACCAGATTCAGCCTCAACTTCTTCACCTTCATCACTGAAGTCGAATTTATCTTGCGGTAATTGTGTTTGTGATTCTGCCTGCTCTTCTTTTGAATAGTCCCAAATCTCATTGGTAACTTTGAGAACATCATCCCAAGTTTCGCAAGCCTGAACACGGTCAACAAACTCCTGTTCTTTTGCATTGAATGCAACATCAAAAGAATAACTGGACTTGGTGTAGATATTCAAGCGGTCAATAAACGACATTGTATTAACATCACGACCGTTTAGACCAAAGAAGTCTTTGTCCATGAGTTCATTGAAGCCGTTGACAAACGAACGGCGCAGACCAGGATAACGGCGTTTCTGACGTTTTTCAATACGTGCATCTTCAACTACATTCAAAAAGCCTTTGTAGTTTTGACCACGTTCATGTACAGCACCATGCCAACCATCGGCAGGTGTATCGATAGCGTGACCAACTTCATGACCCATTAGTAAGTCATAAAGATCGCCAGACATTTTTTCCCAAATAGGGCAGATTAGAACACGGTTTTTAGGATCGAACATTGCCGTTGCTACTTTGGCATGTTGAACGATAAGATTCTCGGTGGCCATAAGTTTGGCCAGACCGGATTTTTGATTCTGAATGTTGCTCATTCGATAACCTCGACTGTTACTGAACTTACATTGTACGTGGAACACTGAGGTTTGTCAAGTGTTGCAATCTTGACAACTTTATATCCCCCTCACACTTCAAAGGATATTATATCGTAGAGCAATCACTTTGTCAAGTGTTTACTTTATAGCAACAAAAGCAGTAAAACTGTGATTTTGCCAGAAAGAATCGATGCGATCAAATGCAAACCCAGCAGTGGCACACTTATTGATGAGTTCTTTTCTTGTATTTAACTTCATCATATGGCGCAATTGTTTTTCTTTGTTCAGTATGTCATCTGATGTAAAGTGTTCACGCTTATAATCATAGTAGGTAAAAGTTCTTATGTCTTGTATCTTCGGACAATCAGCAATTGTTTTCTCTGCAAAGATGAAAGCACCACCCGGATTCAGTCCTTCGTAGATTTGTTTAATGATTGAGGTTCTTTCTTTTTCTTGAATGAACTGCAAGGTAAAAATTGAAGTGACCAAACTACAGTTTGTAAAACTAAAGTCACGAACATCTCCACGATGATAGCGTAGATTTAAAGATTGTCGTTCATCTTCATCATACGAATCAAAAAAATCTTCTTCTACTTCAATACCAACATAATTTGCAAGTGGTGCGAAAGTATTCTGTGCAATCATTGCCTTAAGCAACTTACCCGTAGAGCAACCGATGTCAACAATATTTGTGTTATCTTCGACAAAGTATTCCGAATACTTGAGTACATCATTCCAAAGATTTGTATAGCCACGAATAGAATGTTCTATGTGATTATCAAAGCCTTCTTCTCTTTGTGCAAACGTAAACTTAGTCATAACGATTCCTTGTATGGTTTCAAGATATTTTCATACACATGTGATGAAAGTGCAGCCATCATCTTAGGTGCAACCATTCTACCCAATCTTTCTGCTTGTTGATCGAACTTTCCAGTTAGCACATAGTCATCCGGAATACTCATCAGTATCTTTAATTCTTTAATAGTCAACTT